TTCGAGACAATTATGTCTGCGCCGAAGATCTGGCCATAAAGACCGGTCTGGAGGATTTCACGCTGAGTGACAGGGTCAACCTGTGATGCACCAGCTGCGCCAGCAGACTCCCAGCTTAGAATATCAGTGAATTCATTGATATTCATGAAGTACTTGGAGGTAACAAGGTCCCAGCGATCAATCTGGCGCTTAAGTGCTAGCATACCGAGCTTGGAAAGCTTGCCTTCGTGTGCTGCATCGCTTAGATCGAGCCGCTGAGTGCTATTCTCGCCACCCTTTGTGGTGTCAGATGCGAAATCAAGAGCCGCGAAAACGTTGGCGTCTTCTTGGGCCTGGATTTCCTGACGAGCCTTTTGCTGGGCACGGTCGATAACATTAAACCGGCGGCGCTTTACTTCGGCGATACGAACGGTAGGATTGCTGACAATTTCAAACTCAGGGACAGTCACTCTGTCGCCGAATACACGGCTTTCGGGTGCTGAACCATTTGAAGAGACAACAACTGCTGACACGTCGATATCACGGTCATAAACTGGAAGAGCGCCCTGTGGAAGTGGATCCACAACCAATGCTTTGCGCCCAACGCCAGCGTAGTCTAAGTTCCGACGAATTGGGGTTGCCATTGCCTGGCCAAGTGCCACTTTGCCTTCTGTGGTAAGAAGAGCTTGCTTGATCATCTCGTCACGTTGCTCGTCATTTAGTGATGGGCCAGCAGCAATTACTGCGTTTGATGGCTGCATCTCTTCGATGATAGCTGCATATTTGACGATGGCTGCAAGAGCCTCTTTTACGTTACCGGCGTTTAGCTCACCGTGTGTATTAAAGATGTTTGACATTTTATTTATATTCCTTTTTTATCTAAAATTATACTTGTGGGCCGAGAAGGTAAACAGCGTAAAGTTCAGTGGTTGAAGCTGAACCAGTGGCAGCAGCTGCCGAGGTAGAAACTAGCGATCTGTCAGCGACTGTATTAACGAAAAGAGCTACCTTGCTACCAGCTGCGCCAGTCGTAAGTAAGCCAGTTGATGCAGTACCATATAGTGCTTGATTAACTGTGGTTGGGGCGGTGCCAAATGCATCAGAAGTAACACCATAAAGACCTGCCGTGGTCCATATGGTTGCCTTGCCAGAGCCGAATGAGGTACGGGGACCAACAACTACGATGCCAGAAGCGGAGCTTGACGCAACGCCAGAAGCAAATCCAGTTCCTTGACCAACAGTTCCACCAATAACAGTGCCAAAAGAAGTACCATAACCTGCGGTACCTTCATCAAGAAGACCGTAAAGCTCGGGGTTAGTAACTGAGCCTGTGGTAACCTTGACATCCTGAGCGATTGACGCGCCACCAGCATCAGCTGCGTAGTAGTCGCCAGACTCTAGTGAGGTAAATTTACCAACCTCGCCACCGACAATGGCGGCAGCGGTGGAATCGAGAAGGTCATAGCTTCCGAGAGGAAGATAGCCTGGTGTGAGGGGTTTGAGAGCCATGTTTTAAATCTCCTATTTGAGTGTTTTAATTGTCTGATTGATTAATTCCGAAACGTCTTTCTTTCCTTGTTCATCGGCTGCTTTAGCCAGCTTAGTCAAGTATTTCAATGTCTGAGCATACTTAGATTGGAAATTGCCAGAAGGTGTTGAAGTGGCCATATAGTGGCTTTTCTCCTGCTGTTCTAAGCCATTCTCTACTAACCCGCCCTTTCCCATTGCGTCAGCAAGTGTTACACTCTTCGAGTGGCTTTGCTGAACTAAATCTGGTCCGGTTTCTTCTTGGAAGCCGTAAAGATCTTTGTAATCCGAAGATCTTGATGGTAGTTTTTCATTATACATACCAGTAAGGCCAGCATAATAGGATTTGGTTAGTGAATCTTGAAGACCCAGATTGGCATCTCCGAAATATGAGGCTTTTGATTCCTCTGCTTTCTTCTTTATTGTACCTTGATTAGTAGAAGTTGATAGTTTTTTCATGTTAGATAACCTGGTGTGTAAGATTTTTGATTCTTTTATCTTTCCCTGCTGCAATGCGCGTATTGCATTTGGAACCGTATCGATAATATCCTGCATAAGGTATTTGAGTTCTGGGTTTCCACGAACGGCTCCACGATCAATTGCGCCAATGATGCCCTGAATCGAATCAGACTTAACTGCAGTTGCGATATTATAGTTTGATTGGATAAGTGCTGAAGCTGCAATGCTCGGATTTGTTGCCCTTTCCAATAGACTATTGATTAGATTCTTTTCGTTGATTAGGTTTGGCCCGCGCTTACCGACCAATTTATTCTCAGACATCGCAACCAGAATCTTGGCAAGGGCACTGACCTCAGCAGATGATCTTTTAGAACGTCCAGTGTATGCTTCTGTTTGCTCTTCTGGGTCCATCGATCCAGCGTCTGTTATTCTCCTGTCTATAACGGCCATCGCATCAATTGCCCCAACGACGCAGTTAATCTGATCGCTATATCTCGACGTGACAAACTGATATCCGAGATATCCCGCAAGTAATCCGCCGAATGAGGCCCCAACAATTCCACCAATTGGACCTCCAAGTCCAAACCCAAAAGCCCCAGCAGTACCGGCCCCAACAATAGCGGCGCCAGCAGTGTCAGTCTTTGGCGAATTGAGATATCCGGAAAGATTTGTCTCAGGGTCGTTTGTGATTAGATAAACAAAGTTCTTTATCGATCCAGAGGTACCAACACCGCCAGAAAGACTGTCCCTTGCGGCGTTCAAAGAATTTATACTTTTTGGACTAGTATAAGCTTTGATATTTTCTATGATAATATCTCTCTCAGTCGCGGCCGGACTACCTGACGCCAACCCTATATCCTTAATACAGGCAATAGCATTGGTTATCTTATCAAGATCATGCTTAGTCTCGGAAGAGGAAAATACAGATCTTATCCCCTGAGCGCCGAAATAAATACCAGCAGCGAGCAAACTGAGCGACAATGCCCCTTTTCCAACAATCATAGCCCCGGCTCTTGCTGTTGCACGTTCGGCGGCCTTTGCCGCAACTTCAGTTGGTGAAGGTGGAGATGCTGGTGGTTTTGCGCCCGGCTTTATACCTGCTTTTTCCGCTGCTGCTATCTCTTCGACGGTTTGTGGGGCCACCTTCTTTGTTGTTGCTGCTGCTTCTGCCGCCGCCTTTTCTTCTACTGCGGCAACCTCAGCTGGTGTTTTTTGAACAACCGTCTTTGTAACATTTGGAGCTGCCTTTGCCGCATCTCTTAGCGCTCCACTATCCGACAGTCCTGACAATGCCTCAAAGCCTTGGATTTGCTTGCCGTATTTAGCATAAAACGCCTCAGATTGTGCCGTAGTCATGGCTCCATCGGTGGCATTGAGAGCCTGCCCCATATCAAGCATTTCCCTTCCCCATATATCAATAAAATCCTGATATGTCGTGGCACCGTAAAGACGTCTAATTGTAGTATTATTAAGTATGAGTCTTTGAGCTTCTGGTGACTTTGACACCATAGCAAGCTCAGAACTAAGTTTACCAATACTTTCAGATGTTATGGCGTCTTTTAGGATTAAGAGGCCCTCTTTTACTCCTCTTGATCCGACACTTTCTATTGCTTCTGCCGCTATTGGAGTGTCAAAATACCTAGAAGCCTTAGCAAGGTCTTTTAGTGCCTCGGCTCCGTGTTCTACGGCGCTCAACGGTATAATCCCGGCCCTCTTTGATATATCTCTTGACTGAGAGATCATCTTTGATGTAAATATATCGAAGCATTCAGATCTTGCAGAAATCTTATTGATCATCTTCTGGCTCCAGCATTTCCTGAATGGTTCTTTCGATCCGATATGCAAGTGCCATATCACGAATAGCAATTGCATCTGATGCCATCTTGCGAAGCTCAGAAAGTACTGATGCCTTGGCTAACTTTACTTCATCATCTGAATATTCTTCGCCATCAACCAATTCGCGAAACTCGCAAGATTGATCGTGGGCTGCATCTTCACCGGAACAGGCGGCACAATCTTCCGCTGTGTCCATAATCTCTCCATCATCCGCAGAACCACTAAGAGCCTTATTTAAACCGGCAACAGCCTCGGTCGTTTTCCTGACCTGAGTCTCTATTGCTGGATTGGCAATGTCTTTTATAGTGGCTTTTTGGGCTGTGATAATTTTCGAATGCGCCTCTAGCGTTGCGTAGTTAGATAGCAGCGTCTTTTCGAAATTCTGCATAACCTCGGATTTCTGCCAGCAGTGTCTATCTTCTTTAGACCAATGTTTTGCCATGGAGTGGATTCCTCGTTTAAAGCGTAGTTAAGTGGTGGAAAAGAATTAGTAGAAGAGATCGTAGTTGGTCTTGCTGTTTTTCAATAATATCTGATTGATACGATATTACCAGATCAGAGCAGCAAGAATTCTAGGCTGGATTGTACGGAATTTGGAACCGCAGTGCAAATGGCAACTCCCGGATGGTTCTCGGTTGGTTGTTTTGATGTTAATACACCGCTTAGGTTAACATATAATGTGCAATTCAAAGCAAAGACACATCCTGTGTCATATTGGTCTGTTGCATATATTCCTCTCTGATAATGTATGGTAACTCTACCACTGCTAATAACCGAGCTATCTCCTGGCTTATTAGCGATTCTGTATATATAATTAACCAATATCTTAAAACCATCATTAATCCCATCACCATCCAGATCTGCATTCAATTCACTCGAAATCGGGACTGTTATTATGCCATTTACGTAATTAAGAAAGACCGATATATCTGATATGAAACTCGATTGGATGATGTGTGGATTGTCAAGTATTCCTGATACCTCTACTGAGTTTGTTCTTTTTCCGTTTGCATCAACTATTACTTGGCTTAATGGTACTGGTATTTGGACAATCTCATCAACTTTCGGAGCGGTGAAAGCCGTTACATTAACGTCATCTATAATGCCAAGGGGCGATAAACCATCCGAAACTCCGAGCACGGTGTCCCCACCCAAAACCTTTAGGCTTCCGAAATAACCAGGTTGGAACTCGCTAGTTGGATCTACCGGAAGTGACATTGGCATAGCATTGCCGCTATGTATAACCTTTAACATCGTATTCTAATCTCCATATCTATCATTTTCTATTACCACAAAAACGAAGAGGGTGCGAGCCATAAGACCCGCACCCTCTTTATACTGTTTAACCCTTATAACCTACCGATTAATTTTCTCGATAGTGACCTTAACAAGCCCGGCTGCTTTCTTTTGACCGCGTGAATCTAGATCGCCTGCCATCTTGATGAGGTTCTTCAGGACATAAGTTTTCTGGCTTGCAGCCTTGACTATATCCTGCTTAATGCTCATTGCGGTGGTGCGAACAAGATCTGCTGCAAACCCCTCACCTTTACGGCGAAGAGAAGCTTCGATTTTCCCTAAACCATGCATTAGATGTTGGTCTTTTGCTGTTGCTGTTGGAAGTTCGTCAGTCCGCATGAGTTCTGACTCATAATCTGCCGCATGGCTCATCATATCCGAGATTTCATCATCTACATAGGAAGCATCTTCGTCATCTGCTTGGTCTTCGCGCATTAGGAAGTCTTCGAGATTATCGTCGGCTTCGTCCTCTGCACCCTTCACTTTCATGTTGTCTTTGGCTGAATCAGTCAT